ATGAAAAAGGGGGCGGCAAAAGTGGTGAATGTTCAATCGATTACGACTTGCGAAAAAAACGGCGATGTGACTACGGTGTATGTTTTTAAAAATGGCTATACAGTTAAAACTGAGAAATGCAAGGCTGTTGATGGTATTTTTTTGACTTTGTACTTTAAAAATGAAAAAACAAAGTTGAGAACTGAAAAATTTGAGTTTAAAGATTTTAATTTGGCAAGCGACGAACAGGAATTAAACGAGATGTTGAATAGCGTCGGAGAGTATAAACCTATCACGCCTCAAAATTGTAGAACTTGCAAAAAGGTTGTGACGACTGTAGATTTTGATACGGGGTTGTATACGCTGATGTGTTCTGAAAGAAAAGATGTAAATATTTCACAAGAGGATATACAGTGCAAAAGTTGGGAATATTACAGATATTAGCTAGAGTTAGAAGATAAAAAACATAGAGTGGGCAACCCCACTCTTTTTTTTATGACAAAAAGTGTACTATTTATAGTACAGAAAGTAGGGAAAGGTCTTTTTTTTAAAAAGATATTGTGATATGATTTTGAGTAATGCTTAGCATGAAAAAAGGGGGGGCGCTTAAAAAATATATTGACAGAGATAAAAGAGCGTGATATAGTATGACTAAAATAAATCGTAAAAAAATGGTTAATAAAAAAAAGTATTGCGAAGAGTGTGGAAATTTCATTTTCAAAACTTTTGAAAACGGCAGAGTACAATTTAGGGTCGGAACAGAAGTTTTACTTTTATCTCGCGATGAGTATGAGGTCACTTGTAAGTGTGGACATAAAACAGTGATAAAGTTTGAAGATTAAAAACAGAATTTACCGTAAGGCTCAGAAGAAACGATGTCATAGGACGGGAAACGGGGAGAGTCAAGGCTTGTAGAAATGCAGGTCTTGGCTCTCTCTTTTTTTGTAAAATTTTTGGTTGAGCTATATATATAATTTTGAGCAGGCTCGGGAGAGGGGTTGGCAATTTTACAAAAAAGGGGCGGGGCTTATGGTAGTCGACAGAGATAAGCTAGGAGTTGTCGGCGTAGATAGGCTGACGTTGTATAATCTCAAAGTCGAAAACTTTGAGGAGTTGCAAAAAAAGCAAATAATAAGCAGTAATGGACGGATTGAAAAATTCGAAAGTTCGAGCGAGGTATATATTTTGAATTATTCAAAAATTGAAAAGAGTAATAACAAATATAATACCTCAGAGCTTGTGCTAAATCCAGCAAAAATATTAAACGGTCACAATATATACAATGCAACACTAGCAGATATTAAAAAAGCGCTGAATATAGTCGTTGATGAGTTAAGAAAAGTCGGTGTAGTGATAGACTTGACAGAGGCGAAAATTAAAGAGCTAGAAATTAACATCACACTAGACAAACCTTTTGACGAATTGCAAGAGGTTGTAAATATGCTAGGTTGTGCGAACAGTAAAAATAGTTTATCAATAGAAATTTTCAAAGATGAGCTTATTCAATCGTTAATAAAAAAAAGTCGGACGCTGTATATGAATAACCGCGGAGAATTTGAAAAAAGTCGTGGAAAAACGATTAGAGTGTATGACAAGACGTTTGAAATGAGAAAGAAACAGAAAATAAAACTAGACAGAGACATCACAAGAGTCGAGTTGTTGCTAGGTGTAAATTATTTTGCATATGCTATGAAAAAAAGAGGACTCGATAACGGCTTAATGACGTTGCTGGCAAATGATTGTATCACTGATTTATTTCGCGAGGGTTTAGAGCGTGAATTTATAGTTAATGCTGAAAAACAAGTTAAGAAAATGAAAAAAACTCTTGTAACAGAATTTAAAAATTTTAAAAGAACAGAAAAAATTAAAAGAGCAGCTAGAGAAAAATTGAAAAAAGCTGGGAAGAGCATTCCCAGTCATTATCGCGAAGAGAGAGGAGTTTTTAAATACCTTTCTCAGAACGCATGGATTTTTGATTATAATTTTTTAATCGAAATAGTATATAACTATGTCGATAAAAAGCATATCAAGATTTATGAGAAACAAGTTATAAAAAACTATTTAAAACTCAATAATTACGAGGTGTATAAGTGTTTTATCGAAAAACTTTTCGGTAAATTTTTTTACCAACTAATTCCATAGTAGTTGGGTGTAGAAAAACACTACAAGCACTGTAATTATAAGGCTTAAAGCTTTTTTTACTCTATAAAAAATATTGAGGTTATAGAGTATAGTTAATTAAGTGTGAAAAAGTTATCGTTTTTGTTATCTGTAACTTATCAGAAAAAAATAAGAAATACAAAACAAGAGAGAGGAGCGTGGACGAGAGAGTGAGTTCATTGACTAAGAGAAAAGAGTTTGAGATAAGAATGAGATACGAGTACGGAGAGAACTTGACAGACCTTGCTGTTATTTACAAGGTTGCCTTATCAACTCTTAGAAAAAGGGTCAAAGCTTCACAGAATAAGGGCGACCCTTGGATAAAAGGCAGCCGTATAAACCACGCATACAAAGAGTATGTAGGAAAGAGTGAGGCAGAAAAGAAACTCATCAAAGAAAAAATTAATAACTATGCTAGAGCTGAGATGGAGCTACTACAAGAGAGAGTCGATGAAACATACTCGACAGGAAAATTGCTTGACGATGATGTAGAGTTTGCGGTCAATAAAAGACTAAGCAGAGTCAATAAGATGTTAGTGTTGCGGAGAAATATTGAAGACATACCAAGTACGCTTGATGAGTTGCTACAGGAAAAACTGAAAGTAGAAATAGAGTTGAAAAAAATAGAGCTAGACAACGCGAAAGTTGAATTAGAAACAAAGAAAGAAGAGCTAGAGCTATATAGGAGCGTGAATAAGTGATATATAAACAATGTCCTCGATGTAAGACAGTACACGACAGGAACAAACCATGTCCGCGTGGCTGTTATAGTTTTTCAAAAAAAGAGTCGAGTAAGTATTATGATAAATATTTGAGAAAAAATAAAGAGGTGTACAACTCGTCGACGTGGGAAAAGATAAGACTAAGATGTTTGATGAGGTATGACAATATCTGTGTTTATAGTTTGTATAAATATCAAAGGGTCGAAGTAGCTACGACAGTACATCATATTGTCGAGGTTAATTCTGACAGCGAGAGACAGCTAGTCTATGACATGGACAACTTAATACCACTGAGCGACCAAGCACACAGAGAGATTCACTCAAGATACAAGACAGAGGACATTAGAGCGGTACAAGACGAGCTAAGGAAGTACAAAGAGATGTATTGCGAGAGGGTAGGGGGTATATAAAAAGTTTTTGCGAGGTCGTCGAACACCGCATCATCTAGTTTATTTTTCGCAATTTTCCCAATAGAATTTTTTAGAGAGGAGAAAAAATGAAAAAAGATGATTTTTTAGTAATATTAGTAATTTTCCTTGCTTACTTAAGTGCGAATGACTTGATAAAAATGTGGGTGGGGCAACATGGGTGCTAGAAAACCACTGGAGTTATCAACCAAGCATTTAACAAAGTCTGAGAGACTAAAAAAAGAACTTATGGAAAATGAAAAGTTTGACGATGAGCAGCTACAAACCCTGCCATCGTGGTTAGTAGACGATACAGCAGTAAAAGAGTGGAAAAGGCTGGTAAAAGAGTTTGGGAAAAAGTCGATGATAGGGAACTTAGATTATAACAATTTGGGTGCATATTGTAACGCGTTTGCTAAGTGGGTAGTGGTAACAAAAAAGTTAGGCACAACGGTGCTTATAGGGCGTCAAATTAACCCACTTGTGCAGCTAGAAATAAAATATTCCGATGAGTTAAAAAAATATGCGGTGCTATTAGGCTTGACGGCTGAGGGAAAACTGAAAAAGCTTGAAAATAGACAAGATTCTCTTGAAAAAGATATATCAAAGGGGTTTGGGGATATATGACAATACTTGATGAGCTAATACAATACTCAAACGACTGTATAAACGATACTATTGTAAGCTGTAAAAAGCACAAATGGGCGTGTCAAAGGTTTTTAGATGATTTAGTAAAAGAAAACTTCAAATATAGGTGGAATGAGGAAAAAGCGGAAAGAATAGTCAAGTGGTTTGAGTACCTTAAACACTCAAAAGGTGTACTCGCTGGGCAGCCTATCAAGCTTACAACGTGGCAAAAGTTTGTTTTATGTCAGATTTATGGCTGGGAAGACGAAAACGGCGTGAGGAGATTTAAAAAAGCTTTCACTGAGGTTGCTAGAAAAAATGCTAAAACTCAAATGCAGGCAGGGAGTATTTTGTTTGAGATTTCGGTAGTAGCTACGAAAAACAATGAAGTTGCCGAGGCGTTTTGTGCAGGAACTAAGAGAGAACAGTCGAAACTGTTATTCAATGAGGCACAAAACATGCTCAGAGGTAGTATTCTAGCGGGTAAATTTAAAGTTACAAGAGATAAGATAGTACATATAAAGACTAACTCATTTTTGACCCCACTAAGCAAGCAAGATGGGAAAAATGGAGACGGAACAAACCCAGCTGTTTTAGTTCTCGACGAATATCATCAACATACGACTACAGAGTTCTACGACCTCGGCTTAGGTAGTAACTCGAAAGAGCCTTTACTGTTTATAATCACAACGGCAGGCGTAGACTTAGATGTACCTTGCTATACTCAGGAGTACGCTTATTGTAGTGATATTTTAAACCCTTACACAGACGCTAAAAACGACGAATATTTTGTCGACATCTGTGAGGCTGACGATGATGATGACATAGCGGACTTGAATACATGGAAAAAAGCAAATCCTATACGGGCTTATTATGATGAGGGAGTAGAGAAACTGAGTTCAGATTTCAAAATCGCTAAAGAGATACCCGAAAAACTGACAGCTTTCAAAACTAAATGCTTAAACATGTGGCTCAATAAGAAACTAGATGGGTACATGGACATGGCAAAATGGAAAGAATGCGAGGTCGAACATATACCATATGACCTAAGAGGTCAAGAGGTGTATATCGGCTATGATATGTCCGCAAAAATTGACTTAACCTCTGTTAGTTTTGTAATACCGTATAAAATAGATGAGAATACAAGAAAATACATTGTGTTCACTCATTCATTTATACCTAATTATGAGAAACTAAAAGAGAGAATAGCAGTTGACAAAATGCCATACGATTCGTGGCTGGAGCGTGGTTTTATATCAATGACAGACACGCCTATCGTAGACCAACAGTTTGTAATTGACTACACTTTCGCAACTTGCGAAAAACTTGGTTTAAAAATCAATACTTTATGCTTTGACCCCGCGAATGCCTCAAAGATGATGATGGACTTAGAAACGAGAGGGTATAAATGTGTAGAGGTGTATCAATCCTACAGGTCGTTAAATGAGGCGACGGCAGGATTCAGGGAGCAAGTTTTTTGTAAAAATATTATGTATACTCATAACCCAGTTTTAAACTTCGCAGTAAATAACGCTATGATACGGAGTAACGGGGGATTGATAAAAATTGATAAAGATGTTAGCCGTAAAAGAATTGACCCGCTAATAGCAACACTGGGGGCTTTCAAGCTAGCTCAATACCACGAATTCGAAGTGAACTTCAATAAGTTTATCACGGACGACTATTTGAAAAAATTATATAGAGGGGGTGGAGATGATACAGAGGACGAGTAAAATAAGAAATTTTTTCAATAAAATAACAAACAGAAAAACGGTAGGACTTGCAAACTTGCAAAACACGATTTTCAGTCGAGGGATAGACACCTCTGATGTTGATACATCGGTTGACTATGCTGAAACAGTTTATTTTATATGTTTAAAACATCTCTCGGAAACTCTATCAAAAATGAGCTGGGAGAAAAGGCAGTTTACAGCTAACAAGGGTCGAGAGAAGATGTTTGACAATAACTTAGATTTATTGCTGAATGTTAGACCTAACCCATACGTCACAGCGTCGCAGTTCTGGGCGACTGTAGAGTTGAATAAATTGCACTTTGGAAATGCTTATGTGTGGATTGAGACAGACAAGACAGGATTTATAAAAAATCTGTGGCAGTTGCCCTCTGAAAATATGGAAGTGTGGCTAGATGACGCAGGAATTTTTGGACGTACGGACGCTATTTGGTATGTGTGGACTGACAAAAGAACTACTAAAAAATATAGGTTTGAGGCAGACGAGATACTACATTTTAAAACGCAGTTCAGTTTTGATGGGCTTGTCGGGTTGCCTGTTCGTGAGGTACTCAAGACACAAATTAACACTAATAAACACGCAGAGGCGTTTTTAAATAAGTTTTATAAAAGCGGTATGTTTGGCTCTAAATTATTAGTGAATTATACAGGACAAGTAGACAGGACAAACGCTGAAAAAATAGCGGAAGAAGTGGCGTACTTAGGTAGTAAGTCGGCTAACGGTAAAATAATACCGCTGCCTCTTGGATTCCAAGCGGTCGTATTAGACATGAAACTAGCGGACGCGCAGTTTTTCGAAAACAACAAAGTCTCGGCACTACAATTAGCGGGGGCGTTTGGTATTAAACCTAACGTTATCAATGATTATAGCAAGTCGTCGTATAGTAACAGCGAAAGTCAACAACTAGACTTTTTTGTAAATACATTACAACCGCTGTTCAAGACGTATGAACAAGAGATGACAAGTAAGCTCTTGAGGAGCGATGAGAAACAAAGTGGAATGAGGCTAGTTATAAATGAGAAAGTGCTATTTAAGATGGACAGTAAAACTCAATCGGAAGTTTTAACTACTTATTTAAACAATTTCGCTATGACTGTAAATGAGGTGCGGGAAGAGTTAGACTTGCCTTATGTAGAAGATTCACAAGGTGGAAACAAGCTTATAGGTAATGGGAATGCTATTACACTAGAAAAAGCAGGTTCACAATATAATTCGAACGAAAAAGGGGGTGGAGAAAATGAAGAAGTTTAAACACTTTACAGCGAAAAACGTAGGCGACTATGTGGTAATCGACATTCATGGCGACATAGTTGACACAGAGGACATACAAAGTAATACAGATGTTACGCCCTCTTATATAGGCGAGTTTTTAGATTTTGCACAGGGTAGACGCCTTGAAGTGAATATCAATTCGTTTGGTGGAGATGTCAACGCGGGAATGGCTATCTATAAAATGCTATCAGAGTATAAAAATACAGTAAATGTGTATATAAGAGGAATAGCGGGGTCGATAGCCTCAGTAATAGCGATGGCGGGAGACAACATATATATCGCCGAGTGCGGCTGTATAATGATACACAGAAGCTGGACTAACATTGAGGGCAACTGTCATGCGTTGAAATGGGCTGTAGATGAATTAGATAGGCTAGATAATATTATAGCTGATGTTTATATGACTAAGCTGAGAGACAAAACTAAAACTAAAGATGACATCTTAGAAATGATGACACTTGAAACGTGGTTTGACGCTCGAAAAGTCATAGAATTGTTTGATGTAAGCTTAATCAATGATTTTAAGGCGGTGGCGTGTGTAGGAGATGTAAGCAAGTATAAAAATATACCGCTTGCAGTCAAAAACATGATTGAAAATGAGTTAAAAGGAACAGAGGAAAAGCTAAAATTAAATTTAGAGAAAGAAAAACTAAAATTAATGCTGGAGGTATAAAAAGTGAAACAAAGAGATGAGATTTTGCAAAAAATAACGGAATTAAAGGCGAAAGCGAAAGTGTTAATAGCGACAGATGGGGCAACAGTTGAAGAGATACAAAGTGTACAAAAAGAATTATCGGTTTTAAATGAAAAATTAACAATGCTTGACGCTTTGAACTTAGTAAATACAGATAAAGAGGGAACACAAATTAATGAAACTGACGCTAATAAAAACGCTGCGGAGTATAAAAACGCTTTTTATAATAATTTAAAAGGTCAAGCGACAACAAAAGATATGACGGTTTTAAACGCGGTACACCAGCTAAGCACAGCGAATGGACAAAGTGGGGGGTACTTAATACCAGCAGACCAAGACACGAAAATTATCGAGTTGAAAAAAGCGTATTTTTCATTTAGAGACCATATACATGTGGAGCCAGTAACGACAATGCAAGGGTCAAGAGTTGTTGAGGAAAGCGCAGATTCGGTGCCGTTTGTTAATTTGACAGAGGGGCAAAAAATATCAGAGGTTGACGCACCTAAATTTGTAAATATCGAGTATAAAATTAATGATTATGCAGGATTCCTGCCTATTCCTAATAATTTAATTGCAGACAGTAACAATGCAATAGAAACTTATTTAAACGACTGGCTAGCTAGAAAATCATTGACAACTGAAAATAAAGTAATTTTGGATAAACTTCTAGCGATGAAAGATTCGAAAGTAGCTGTAAAAACTATTGATGACTTAAAAGATGTTATCAATACAAAATTAAGCAGCGTATTTAAAAATACAGCAAAGGTATTTATGAACAATGACGCGTTCAATCATTTTGCAAAGTTAAAAGATACGACTGGAAGATATTTACTTGAAACTGACCCTAAAAAACCTACTCAAAAACTAATTGAGGGAGTGCCAGTCGTTGAAGTGCCGAACGAAATTTTTAAAACAACTGAGCAAAAAGCGACAATTTTTGTAGGAGATTTAAAACGTGCTGTGACAATGTATGACAGACAAGCGTTATCGTTATTATCGACAAATGTTGGAGGAAATGCGTTTTTAAACAACACAACAGATGTTAGAGCTATTATAAGATTTGACGTTCAAGAGATAGACGAGAGAGCAATAGTGCTTGCGAACTAGATTTTTCGGCTCTAACAGCGTAAAATTTCGCAACTTGCGAAAAAGCGAGGTGTAAATGAACGGCAAAATTACTAAAGAGTTTGTAAAAAGCTATTTAAGAGTAGATGGAGAGGAAGAGGACGAACTAATTGATTTTTTAATCGGAATGAGTGAAGAGGAGATAAAAGCAAGTACAGGCGATGACGGGTCAGACCCGTCACGCCTCTACAAAATGGCTCAATTACTCATAATCGTTGACAGGTTTGAGAATAGAGGCGCAGAGAAAGAAGAGATTAAACCTAACAATGCTCTTAATAGTATACTATTAAAATTGAGGTGTGCAGCAAGTAATGACACTAGCGAGTAGGTTAAAAAATAGGATTGAGATATATCGTCTTGAAGAGATAGAAACACCACTCGGGCAGAGTGTCGAGCCTGTACTGTATAAAAGAGTATGGGCTGACATAGTGCCTTTGAGTGCTAGTTTAAAGGCGGCAGAGGCTGAAACAGAGAGAGCGAAAAACACCTTTAAAGTTATTATGAGAAAAACTGACATTAAAGAGTCAGATTTTATCAAGTATAATAACAACACTTTTCAAATTGATTACATCATTCCGAATTTTAATGGACAAGGGTATATCGAGGTTTTTTGCTCGATTGAAACGAGGTAAAATGAGTGATTTTGATAAGTTTGAAAAAAATCTTTTAAAGATACAAAATGACCTAAAAAATACAGCTGGAAGAAGTTTTTTAAAAGCTGAGGGCAAAAAGTTGCAAAAAAAAACGCTTGCAGTTGCTCGGCAAAAGACTAAAAAAAAGACGGGTAACTATCTTAGAGGGATAAAAAACGGGAAAGTATATAATTTTGATGGGGCTTTTGCCTGTAGGGTATATTCGACCGCGCCGCATGCTCATTTAATTGAGTATGGACACAAGATAGTTGATAAGAATAAAAAAAATATAGGCTACCAGCGGGGGCTGTATGTGTTTGAGAATGCTAAAAAGCAGTTTGAGGGCGAATTTGAACAAGATACAAGTAAATTTATAGACGAGTTGTGGAAAAAGAACGGCTTATAAGTCGAATAAAGGGGGTTAAAATGCTAACTTTGACAGATATATTGTCTAGCATAGTAAAAACTGTAAAAACAGTATGTCAGAACGTCTCAACGCAAGACGTCAAAGAGGGCTATAAAAAAAAGACAATATATGTGTATCTTGATGACGTCAAGAGTGATGACTACATGAGGAAGTACAGCGAGAGAAATATCTCGGTTGCGATGGTGTATTTTCCTGAGGACGAAAGGAAAAGCACTGTAGAATTGCTAGACGTTCAAGACAAATTAACTAATTTATTCACACAAAAGAATGAATTTGAAATAAAAAACGGAGTGTATGGAGTTGTAAGCGGGGTTAACAGTCATAGGCAAGATGGAGTCTTGACGTTTGATTTTGACCTGTATGTGTATGAGGCTTACGATGAAGAGCAACACGACACAATGGAAGAATTAATTTTTTAGACAAAAGGAGCTGATGAAATGGCGACAACGATAGGACTACCAAAAATTGACATCGTTTTTAAAGGACTTGGAGCCTCGGCAGTAACTAGAGGACAAAGAGGCGTGGCTGTCTTATTATTAAGAGATGACACTGAGGGAACGCCTAAAAAATATTACAAGTCAGTAGAAGACTTTGGAGAAGAAGAGCAAGCAAAATTTACAGCGGAGAATATACAATACATAAAAGATGGTTTTGAGGGAACGCCCTTAAAACTGTATGTATTCAAGATTGGAGAAAGCGGAACACCTGAGGATTTATTGAAAAAGGTAGGGGGAATAATACCGCGTAATTGCTGGATTGGTACACCTGATAAGACAATTCAAGACGCTTTGGTGCCATGGGTTAAATCTAAGGTACAAAACGAGAAAAAAAGATATAAAACTCTCGCGTATCAAGCTGTAGGGGCTGATGATATGCACGTTGTCAACTTTACAAATGAAAAAGTAGTGTGGGCAGACGAAAAAAGAGGAGAAGTAACAGGAGAAAAAGTAATACCTTATCTACTTGGATTCTTAGCGGGAATATCGATTAATATGTCGGCTATAGCTTTTGAAATGACGAAGTTTGAGAGCGTGACAGAGCCAGAGGAATTGGAAGAGGCTATAAAAGCTGGAGAGTTCGTTTTATTTAACGACGAAGGGATAGTAAAAGTGGCAAGAGCTGTCAATAGCCTTGTAACAACAGGTCAAGGCGTCACAGAGGACATGTGCTACATCAACACTGTAGAAAAAATGGACTTGATATATTGTGACATTTTTGAGACGTGGGATAAAAAATATAAAGGTAAATACCCTAACATTCTTAATAATCAAATGTTGCTAATTTCGGCTATCAACGGGTATTTTAAGACGCTGGCTAGGGATTACATACTAGACCCTAATTTTGATAATAGAGCAGATGTTGACGTTGAGGCACAAAGGCTCGAGAACTACGCAAAGTATACAGAGGAAGTAGTCGAAAGCTGGGACGACTTAAAAGCAAGAACTATGACAGTCGGGACAAAAGTATTTTTAATAGCGACTATAAAAATAAGTGGAATTATGGAAGATTTCACATTCGTAATTCAAATGTAATGAGTAAAGGGGGTATTAAATGTCGAGCAAAAGAAGTGAGTTTTTCAATGGTAACAAAGGAGAAGTGTGGATAGACGGCGTTCAAATTGGAACTATCTCAAAAGGTAAAGCGGTTAAAAAATGGAACTATGAAGAAATACCAGCACCAAGTGGAGATGGAACAGTAAGAGTACCGACACACTATACTATTGAAGTGTCAATGACTTTCAGAAGTACAGGAACTGAAAGAGAAATAGAGATGTTCAATCATAACGAGGACATATCAGTAATAATGGCAAATAGCAACATTTCAGATTCAAAAAGAAATAGAGTAAAACTTGACGGTGTAACGTTTGACGAGGAAACTTTATTAGACTTTGAAAAGCACAAAGTGCAAGAGGTGGAATTAACAGGACAGGCGGAAACGGCGGACTTTTTAGAATAATAAGAGGGGGGCAACCCCCTTGTAATTAAAAATGAGGTGGAGAAATATGTCGATGACATTAGAGGATTTTATCAAAAGAGCTAGATTAAAAGAGGAACAAAAAATAAAAGTAGTTAGACTTGATGTAGAGGGGTATGGAGAACTAGAGTTCGTTAGACCAAGTATAAATGAGTTAATGAAATATCAAAAAGGAATAATCGAGGGTACAGATGTCGAAGTAAATACGACAGATGAGGACTTAAAAGACAAGACTATAAATAGCAGAGAGGTAAATTTTTCGGCAATAGCTAAAATCTCGTCAGAGTTTATTTATAATACTTGTGGTTTTTGCAGAGCTAAAGAAATAAGAGACATGTATAGTTCGACATATCCGTTTGATATACCTATTGAACTATTTGGTATAACAGAGTGTATAAAAATAGCAAGTGCTGTATTTTCAGAATTTAATGGAGCTAAACAAGTGAAAGAGGCGGTCGAAGAAATAAAAAACTAATAGGAGATAGCGAGTCGCAAGGCGATTTATACTGGGTGGCTTACTATCTCCAAAAAGGTTTTAAACTTGAATACCTATTGAACTTAGGCGGGTTTGAACAGATGTTTTTTAAAGCAAGCATGGAACAAGCTATAAAACAAAAAGTCGAGTATGATTCTGAGAAATTAAAGGTTATAGCAAGAATAGTAGGGGGTAGATAATGGGAACAAAGGTCATACATACGATTTTGTCATTAAAAGACGAAATGACAAGCAAATTAAAACCTGTAATTATCGAAACTCGAAATTTAAAAAGAGGTATTGACGAGACAAGAGGGCAGCTCAACGATTTTGAAGAGGCTCAAAAAAACGCACAAAAAGCAGTAGCGGACGCAAAAAAAAGATATGAAGAAGTAAAGGCTAGCGTTTTATCAAATAATACCGCGTACCAGTCAGGCGTGGCGGAACTTCAAAGGTTAAAACAAAAAAACCAAGACTTAGAAGAGACTATAAATAATCACGAGAGAGAATTGGGGCAGCTTTCACAAACCTATAACTCGAGTAAAGACGCATATAATAACGCAAAAAAAACTCTGGAGAGTTTGACGGCGGAGTACGGGGAAAACTCGGACGAGGTAAAAGACCAAAAAAGAGTAGTAGACGACCTAAAAACAGCATATGACACGTCAAAAACGGCGTATAACGAGGCAAAAACGACTCTAAAAGACTTAAAAAATGAATATAAAGACAATAATAGTTCTATAAAAGCTTATGAACAGAACTTAGACAACCTTAAAAGCACTATACTAAGTCAAAAAGCAGCCGTAAAAGTTGCAGAAAATGCGATTGAAAGGCTAGAAAAGGCAGAGAAAGAGGCAGGCGAGGGAGCAAGTAAAGCAAGGTCAGATTTAACGAGAATGGGAGCGGAACTTGCAAGAATAAAAAAAGAGTCTGAGGGAGCAAAGGAAAAACTAAAAGAGTTCGGGAAAGAGGCAGTCGAGAGCATGGACGGAGCTATAAAAAGGGCTGGACAACTAGCGGTAGCAACAGCAACGGCGACGACGGGGTTTGCTGTTAAAACAGGGCTTGAAACAGCGTTCAACCTTGAGGCGTTCAGAACTCAATTAGAGACAGCAACAAAGGACGTTGAAAAGACAACTAAGCTAATAAAAATGGCTCAAGACTTGTCGGTGTCCACGCCTTACACACCTGAGGAGACAATACAGTCTACAGCTAAAATGGAAGCATTAGGAGTGGACAGTCAGAGGTGGCTAAGATTAGTCGCTGACATGGCTGGAGCTACTAACAAAGAAATGGAACAAGCGACGGACGCATTAACTGATATGCTGACAAAACAAGAGTTTGAGGGTATAGAAGAGTTTGGTATCAACAAAGATATGATAACGGACAAAGCTAACGAAATGTTTGGTAAAAATAAAGTCATCAAAAAGAATGGAGAATTGAGAAAAGGGCGAGAAAAAGACCTTGAAAAAGTCATTGAGGCTCTTATGACTGAAAAGTTCGAGGGCGGCTCTGAAAAGCTTTCTAAGACGGTTAAGGGGCTATGGTCTACTATTACAGGGGCGACATCTATGAGTTTAGCAAAAATATTTGGTATGGAAAATGGCTTGATAAAGACAGGGTCGTTGCTGGACATGATAAGGATAAACTTACAAAAAGTCGCTACGAAGTTGACCGAGTGGCAGAACGACGGAACGCTAGACATGATGGCACAGAAATTTACTGAAACATTCAATTTAATAATTGATAGGGTAACAGCAGCCTACGGGTACATCAAAGAAAATAAAGAAACAATTATGTCGATTTTAAAGGTTGTAGTCGTAGTTTATACAGTAGCTAAGGCGTTTATGTTCTTATCGGCGGTTATTTCGGCGGTAAAAGTAGTCTTTTTGGCGTTAAATGTGCTTTTCTTAAATCCAGCTTTTCTCACAATAGCAGGGGTAATATTAACCATCGTAGCTGCGGGGTACTTACTATACAAGGCTTTCCAGTTTGTCGTGTGGATAGTAAAAACTGTATGGAATGTATTTTCACAACTAACAGAGGGAATGCCGTTGTGGGCAAAAATATTACTGGCGCCCATAGCACCTATTTTTTTAATCGTGGACGCGTTGCAAAAAGTTGTCGAATGGGGTGGTAAAGCGTGGGGGTTTATAAAAAGCTTTTTTTCAGATGAGGACGAAAAAGCGGTCGCAGTTACTGAGAGCATAGAGACAGAGGATAATAGGCAGGATTTAAAAATGTCGGACATTGAAAACCAAGTCGGGCTATCAGTCGCAGAGACAGAAGACCTCAACACTGACGCTACAAGAATGTTAAATCTTAAAACCTCGGATATAATTAAGACTGATAATAACTCAAATAAAAAAATTATTGAGAAGAGTTCGCCAGTACAAAAAAAGGTGGAGCAAGTCATCGACGTCACAATAACAGGCGATTTTTATGGGTACGAAGATTTTAAAGAAAAGGTAGCAGGAGTTTTTAAAGAGATTATAAACTACAATGTGCAAAATACAGTATAAAAGGAGTTGAAAAAATGGAAATATACCTTTCGACGCAGGATAGGAAAAATGTTTTTCGTTTGCCGTATGTCAACCCTGAAAATGTTAGTTTTAACTTTCCTATAAACTCGGCAGAGTTTGAGAATAGCAGCGGAAAAACAATAACTTTAATAGGAGAAGAGGGGCTTTTTGAAATGCAAGTGAACTCATTTTTTCCGCACAAAATTTATAGCTGGCTGCCGTTCAATTTTTTTCTAGCGAGTGATTGCTTGAAATTTATTCTAACTCATAGAAAATCAGTGTTAAAACTTGTAGTTGTAAGCACCGAAAGGACAATTACAAAGAATGTCTATATTTCAGACTTTGATTATTTCAAAAAAAGAAATGGCGACATCGAGTATAATCTGAGCTTGAAAGAATATTGTAGCAAATAAGAAAGGGGGAGTGTAAAAAATGCAACTTTTTATCACGCATGAGGGAGAAACGCTTGAGTTGACGCAAATATGCGGTAATGTATCATTACAAACGTCATTAGACACGCTTGGGGCTAGTTTAAGTTTTGACCTTGCTAGAAATTACAACGATATAAATTTCGCAACTTGCGAAAAAATAGCTGTAGGAGATAGGGTTTTACAACTAGATGGAGACAAAGTTTTGTTTGATGGGGTTTTATTAGACATAAACACATCAAAATTTAAAAAAAGTGTTAAGTGTCTTGATTACTGTTTTTACTTAAATAAAAATAAAGTTCTAAAGCAGTTTGAAGAGATTTCGGCAAGCGTGGCAATTAAGCAGCTTTTTGCAAGTGTCAACGCCCCAGTGGGCGAAGTTGCTAGTATTTCGACCTCGATTTCGAAATTGTACAACTCGAATACAGTAGCTGAGATTATAAACGACATCTTAAATCAAGCTAATAATGAGCTTGGAACAAGATATATAATCGAGTTTGAGGGCGGAAAGTTTAATATAGTGCTGTTTAAACCGCTAGAAGTGGAGTTCGTAAGTAAAAAAACGGGAGACGAAAGCGTAACAGAAAGCATTTTAGAGATGAAAAATAAAGTTATAGTCATTTCGAATGAGCAAGACGAGGCGGAAATATTAGCTACAGCACAGGACGATAAAAATATTCAAAAATACGGAAGTCTACAAGAGATTATATCAGTAGACCCTGACGAAGATGAGGCGAAAGCTAGAAATATAGCTACTACAAAATTAAAAGAGTTAAATAAGGTTTTTAAAACGGCAACCCTAAAGGCGTTTGGACATGCAGGAATTAAGGCGGGTAGGCTGGTTAAATTAGAAAATAACGAGTTTTATCTACAAGGGCAGTATTTGATAAAGAGCTGTACGCATACATGGGATAAAGGGGAATTTATAACGTCAGTAGAGGTGGAACAGTATGTCGAATAATGCAGATTTTGTAGCAAAATACATAAGAGGACTTATGAAAGATAAACCTTTTCAGACGTGCGTGGGTGTGGTGGTTAAACCCCCGCCTGAGTTACACATAAGCATAATGAATGGGTCATTCATGTTATACCCGCGAATGTTGTATATGAACGATAGGTTGTTTGATGATTATACTCGTGAATACAAACTCGAGGGAGAAATAACAGATTATAATTTTGACAATACTACTAAAACAGATGGAGTGCCACAACACCCGCCGCACCCAATTTCAAAGTTGGCAGGGAGCGGAACATACTCGGCAAAAGGAACTTTTGTCAACACAGACACGCTAAAAAAGGGCGATTTAGTGTGTGTTACACCTACCGAGAACGGTCAAATGTGGATTGTCAATTTTAAAGTGAGAAAGATATAAAAGGGGTTGGTATTATGAATATTTTTCCAAGTTCAATTTTATCAACTAGCGAAAAAATAAAGATGTCAAGCATGGAGAAAAAAGGGTATAAAGATATACTATTTGACTATAAAAAAAAACAAATAGTCGTCCGTGATGGGAAGTTGCTTACAGCAACTAAAACCGAGCAGTTACAACAGTGGCTGTACCTACTAATTAATACTGAGGTAGGAAAATACAAGGTGTATGAAAATAATGAGTTCGGAATAATTTTTCTCTATGAGATGAGAGGTAAAGAATACTATACATCAGGATTCACAATAGCGTCAATAAAAGACGAACTAACAGAAAAGATATTAAAACATCATCTAGTAGATGAGGTTGTAGATATACAAATTGAAAAAAATTTTAATACACTAACAATAAACATAGTGTTATCAGTAGATAATGAGATTGTAGAAAGTGAGGTCGACGTCGATGTCTGAATATATAGCAAGTTCTCAAGATGAGATATTGAATAAAATACTATCTAATATCTCGGACGAATATTTGAAAATAGCTGGAACATTTACCCATGACTTTTCGACAGCTGTTTCCATACTTGCTCGAGAGTATGAAGTCGAAATAGAAAAAATATGGCAATTTTTCAATGTAGACAACCTTGAGGGCGACTCACTAGAATTGAGAACTAAGCAGCTCAAAGGAATAACGAGAAAGAGTGGAACGTATGCAGTTGGAGAAGTAACAGTAACAGGAAACGGAGTGATAACTGAGGGAGATTTATTTGAGACCACAAACGCAGTTCAATTTAAAGCGACTGAGTCAAAAAATATAGTTGATGTGGGAACTGTCAAGATTGAGGCTGTAAAAGTCGGAGAGATTGGGAACGTAGGAGCTGGAAGTATAACGCTTATGCCTGTCACTATTCAAGGTATAAAAACAGTCAAAAATGAAAAAGCTACATTCGACGGTTTTGAGGCAGAAAATGATGATAGCTTAAGAGAGAGATATTATATAGCCGTTAGAACACCAGCGACAAGCGGAAACATATATCACTATAAACAATGGGCGCGTGAGATAGTGGGAGTTGGAGACTGTAAAGTTTTTCCACTCTGGAATGGTAAAAATACTGTCAAGGTGGTTATAATTGACGGAAACAGGCAGCCTGCCTCTGATGAGCTTGTAAAAAAAGTGCAAGACTACATCGACCCCATGGGCGAGAACGGAGCAACGTGGGGGGCTGGATATGGCACGGCGCCTATTGGAGCGTATTGTACTATAAAGTCGGCAACGCCTAAGGAAATTACTATCGATGTAAAAGTTGTAAAAGAAAGTGATGTTACACTCGAAGATTTAAAAACTAGACTTGAGAAAAATATAACAGAGTTTTTAAAAGAAGTTGCATTCCAAAAAGACTATGTGTCGTACTCGCTAGTGGCTGGTACAGTTCTAAAAACTACAGGTGTAGCGGAGTGGGTAGAGTTGACGCTCAACGGTGGAACTAACAATGTGACACTAGAAGTAGAAGAGGTCGCAATTTTAAAGAGTGTGAGTGTATATGAATAATAATAAAGAGTTGTTAATATCATATATTCACAAGTTATTAAGAAAAGACCCTTACATAAACAGCCTTTTTGCTGGAGTCGGGAAAATGGTTGATGATTTAGAAAAGACTTTGAGTAATCTATCAAACGAATTTTTATTTTCAACCATGACAGCAGAAAGAGTCAAAGAACTTGAAAAAGAGCTAAACTATACAACTAGCGCAAAGACACTCGAGGGTAAAAGGGCGGAGATAGAGGCACGCTGGAAAACCTCAGGTAAGTCTGACTTAGAACTATTACAGTCAATCGCGGACGCATGGAACGCTGAAACGACCGATTTAAGTTTTATTGACGGAGTTATTACGATTGACTTTTTGAGTGGTATCAATGCTGATTATGATATAACAGGACTCAGAAAGGCTCTCGAAGAGGCAAAACCCGCTCATCTACCGCTGTTATTTACAATGACAGAAAGACAACAAACGACGTTGAGATACGGCGGAGCTATTGAACAGTCAATCACGATTGAGATTAAAGATAAAACTACAGACCAGTCAATCAATGACGGGTCGATTAAAACAGCAGGAATAATGGGGGTAGCGGAAAGGTATGAGTTATAACGGACTAACAAATAAAGGACTTGAATATTTGACAAAATGTCAAGCTGAGCAAAAAGCCCCGATTTTTACCCGTGTTAAAATCGGAAGTGGAGCTATAGCTGGCGGAAAAACAGGAGAGGAAACGACAGACATATATAAATTTGAAAAAGAGGTCGAAATACTCTCGAAAACTCAAGTAAATAACTTGTTAAAACTGGAAATATTATTAGAAAACACAGATGTAGAAGTAGGTTTTTATGTTAAAGAGATAGGGGTATATGTTCAGGACGGAGATTCTGAAATTCTCTACTGGTATATAAATAGAGATAGACCGTCGTTCATGGAAGATAAAACAAACCCTACGACACAAAGATACATCTTAAATCTTGAAGTCACACAAGCAGAGGCGGTGGTCATAAACTTCGACGGTAAGGACTTATTAGTTGATAAAGAATTTGTAATGAAAGCTATAGACCCACTAAGTAAAAGAGTGGCGTTAATAGAAAAATTTTTAAACTTAGAATACAGAGAAAGCACGCTTGGTGCTGGATATTTAGGCGAATTTTACTTAGGATAATAAAGGAGTTGATGAAAATGGTAGGAATACCTAAAAATTTAGCTACAAAAAGAGATGTAATGAACTTACAGGAAATGGCAAAAAACAATTTGATAGACAGAAAAGAGTGGATAGCAAGACTTGAAGAGTTGAAAACTGAAGACACTTTCAATATTCCAGTTTTAGAAAAAGGAGATGGGTTTTTCATTATTCCTAAAACTGAAAGAGAGCTACCAGCTGCCTATGACGCTAAAATAGTAACAACACTAAATGAGGGGGGAGACGAAGAGCAGCAAAACCAAGAGGTGTATCAAATAGCGGGAGAAATTGAGGGGGATTTTTTAACTTTAAAAGGTGGATTTCAAGAGGCAGATAAGTTAGGGTTGACACAGGAAGAGATAACAAAATTAATTGAGGAGTTGGTATAATGGCTAGATATTTAGTAAATGACGCAAACAGAGTGGACGCTAGAGCTAAATTGACGACAGCGGTAATATCTACATTGATAGGATTACAAGCAACAGAAAAAAAATATATAAAGGCAAGTTCTGACGCCTCGGTAACTATTTTAAAAGACACTGTAATTTGTGTAGGAGATAGCATTTTCAAGACTGAGAGAGATATAGTTTTAAACTCAACAGCACTTGACACAGGTAGTTTTGAAGTAGGAAAAGACTATTATATCTATGTATGTGATAAAGGCAGCGGTCAAGACGAGGAGTATAAAATATCATTAAATAGCACATTCCCACTGGGATATAACGCCGTTACTTCGAGAAAAATCGGGGGATTCCATTATGGAGATGTTAGAAGAACAAAAGCGGACACATTAGAGCCTATAAATACTAGCGGCGTAGCGTGGGGCAACGGCTGGGAAGATAATGTGTATCAAGGAATATTACCATTTTCAGTGTGGACATTACTTCATAGACCTGTAGCTGATGTTGAGGGAATGGTTTATTGTGAAAGTATAGGTAAATGGGTAGATATTTACTTAACATCAACTAATTACAAGTCGGAATACAACGCAACAGCGATGACTGGCTCTGAGGGGTTAATGTACTATGATTGGCACGAGAAAGTGGCAAGAAAAACAAAAAAACACCCTCTGTCGTACTTAGAGTTTTGCTCAGTTGCTGATGGTAGCCCTAACGGTAGAGATGATTCAAACACATACGCATGGTCGCATACAAGCAACTCAGGAAGAAACAAAACGGGCATTATAGCTAAGGCTGTTAGCTCGTATGGTTTAAAAGACTGTGTAGGTAATGTGTGGGAAGTTGGAAGAGATGTGTCGTTCTCGACGCAAATATACACAGGCAGCGGTGGAGCATGGAATTTTAAAAACGCTACGGAAGTAAAAAAGGGTGCGCACTATACCGCTTTTAACAATGACGTTCACGTGACATTACACGGCGGTAATTGGTACGCCGGGGCGTCGTGTGGGTCGCGTACTGTGTATTGCAGCGATTTCTTGTGGAATGTTAACACGCATGTTGGGTGCCGTCTTGCTTGTGACTCGCTGTAGACTGGAAATCGGAGCGTAAGCGGAGATATGAGCAACTTAGATATACTACAAAAAATTTATGATTATGAATTAATACAATATGAGTATTTGAAAAAATATCCAAAGGGCGAGAAATTCGCCCTTGTAACTGAAATAAAAAATACTACATACTCGCTTAGTAAAAAATTACTAAAAGCGAGTATGGTAGAAAAGAAAAAAGCTGTATTGTATGAGGCAGACATCGAGCTTTGGCACCTGAAACACTTAATTAGACTCTCACACGAGATGAAATTTATGAGTAATAAAGCTTATGCCGTAAGCTCGGAAAAATTAACAGAGATTGGTAAAATGTTGGGTGCATGGATAAAAACGGTAAAAAGTAATTAAAAAATAAAATAAAAGAGTTTGAAAAACTTGGGGTTATACTCTAATCAAGACGGCGGTAATTGGAACGACGGGGCGTCGTGTGGGTCGCGTACTGTGAATTGCAACAATTACTTGTGGAATGTTAACACGAATGTTGGGTGCCGTCTTGCTTGTGAGTTGCATACTATTCACATGATTTGAGGTTTAAGGACTGTCAAACATTTTTGCGAGTCAGGAGTATCGCCCCGACCGACAAGGTCAAATACAAAAAGAGTGGTGTTGTCTTAGTAAAGCTACTGAAAAGATGGCACCTTTTTAAAAGAGGTATAAAATGAAAAGACTTAGTAATTTGTATGAGCAAGTGTACCACTTCGACAACTTGTATGACGCTTATTTGAAAGCTAGGAGAAATAAGAGATACAGGTTAGAGGTGTTAAAATACACAATGAACTTAGAGGAAAATTTAATAATTTTACAAAACGAGCTGGTGTGGGGTATGTATAAGCAGGGGAAACATAGGGAGTTCTATGTATATGTACCTAAAATGAGACTGATTAAAGCTCTACCTTTTAAAGATAGAGTCTTACAACATGCGGTCAATAATATACTAGAGCCTATCTTTGATAAAAAGTTTGATGTCCATTCTTACGCCTGTAGGAAAGACAAAGGCGGACACCAAGCGAGCTTGGTTTTAAAGTCATGGCTACATCAAGCGGAGCTAAAAGGACAAAAATTGTATTGTTTAAAATGTGATATTAGAAAATATTTTGATAGTGTAGACTTGAGGATTTTGTATAATATCGTGAAAAAGAAAATCAAAGATAAAAAAATGTTGTGGCTCACCAGGGAGATATTAGAATTGAAAACTAAAAGCAAAGGGCTGCCTATCGGCAACCTGACATCGCAAATGCTTGCGAATGTATATTTAAACGAGCTGGACAAGTTTGTAAAACATACCCTCAAAGTTCAAAAATACATGAGGTACATGGACGATTTTGTAATTCTAGTAGATAAAAAAGAGGATTTACACCTATTTTTAAGGGAGATACAAGCGTTTTTGGGTAATGTTCTAAAATTAGAACTAAATAATAAGACAAGGATTTTTCCTGTGAAGTCAGGAGTCGAGTTTGTGGGGTATATACACCACGCAAATTACATCAAGGTTAGAAAGTCAACATGGAAAAGGGAAAAGAAAAGTATAAAACTTGCTATCAAAAAATATGAGCAAGGGGAAATGACCGCCGAAGAGGTTAGAAATAGAGTGGCGTCAATAGATGGACACCTCGCCCATGCTGACACTTATAAGACGCGGCAACGGTTAAAAAGATATATAGATAAAAAATTAAGTAAGGGAGATGGCAAAAGTGAGAATAGACGCGGAGAAATTGAAGTTAAAAGACACAATTATTAGAATTATGAATGTTTTATCATTGAATGAAATATCGGGAAATTTAAGGGTTGCTTATAGATTTAGCAAGGCAGAGGGTGGGTCGAGTGGCTGGAGTTTCGGACGTAGTCAGTTCGACGTGAAAAATAACCCTCAAGCAGCGATATTTTTAAAAAATAAATGCAATTTTAGTGACAGTGATATAAATACTTTACTAAGTGACACCGAGGACGTTTCAGAGCTATCTCAGAGGCTCACAGAGTATAAGAAAGAGATAGACGCATATGACTTAGAACATGTGACAGCTATGGTTAAACATGTGATGACGCTAGAGGGAATGCCTGAAATTGAAAACGAGAGAGTGTTCGTTCACTTGGTAGACTATCATAATCAATTCAACTTAGAAAGAAATGGGAAAATGCACAATTATTTGAAAAGTTTAAAATTCGCAACTTGCGAAAATATATTAAACTTTAAACTATCTCAAACAAAGTGGGGAAAAGAGCGTCCAGCTGACGTCATAAGACGTTTTAGAAATATAGAACTTAATTATTAAAAAAGGGGTGCATATGTCGAAAATAGTAGTTGTATTGTCAAAAATAGCTGACTTTCTAGTGAAAAAGAGTAGAAGTGGCGAAAAAGAGCAAGAGCTAGAGGCAAAAAAGGTAGATGTTTATAAAAATTTAACTTTTGTATTAACAATAGTAGTGCTGTTTATGTGTGTTATAAGCTCATTAAAACCCGATTTAGCTATCACGGAGTATTGGTTTAATTTATTAGATAGATTGATTGAGGTGACACAATGAAAAGAGGGGGCGGTATTTTGAAAATAATTAGCGACGTTACTACGGAGCTTTTAAAAATTAATGTGGGAGAAATGATTTACACATTTATAACTGGAGCGATGATTTTTGCTATCGGGGGCGTTGATGATGTCTTTGTAGGACTGTTAACTTTTATGATATTTGATTATATCACAGGAGTTGTCAAGGGAGCTAAACAGACGGGGTTAAACTCACAAGTGGCACGAACAGGGGTTGTTAAAAAGTTTATGATACTTGTAGTAGTAGCTATGTCGACTAGGCTCGATGTCATACTGGGTATGAATGCGAGGGGAATAAATTGCAGATACGTCATCATCTGTTTTTACATCGGAACAGAGGGGCTGTCTATACTTGAAAATATAGCGTTAATGGGCGTGCCTGTACCTAATAAATTGAAAAAAATATTAGAGCAGGCAAAAGAGAAAGAAATAGCACACAACTAAAAAAGAGTGGATTTTTCCACTCTTTATTTTTTGGAGCAAAAAGCACAAGAGCAATAACAAACAAAGACATTTATATCCCCTGTGTTGTGATTATTCTGAATATTAACCACGCTAGTCAGTTAATTATTATTAATTTTGTTTTGAACTTTTAAAAACTCGATGTATTTTTTTACCTCTTCTACCTGTGCTGCCGTTAAACCGTCTGTGTTTACAGCTGAATTTGATGATGACATATTCGTATTACCGATACTTATAGTACCGATGTTATTATTATTTTGTACTGTTATTTTTTGCTTAAGAGAAATATTTTCACTTCTTAAAGTTTTTAATTCGGTTTGAAGTTGTTTGAATTGCTCTAAAACAAAATCGGGAAGTTCGCTATTTTCTAAAGTTAAAAAATAAAACTCTTCTTGCTCTTCTTTGTTAAGATTTAAAGCTGACATTATTTTTTCTCGTGTTTCGGTCGTACCAATTAAATTACCCTTTTCAATGTCGGCAATATACGAATGAGACAAACCGCTTTTATAAGCTAATTGTCTCAAAGAAAGATTTTTTTCTAGCCTTTTCTTTCTTAAAAATTCTCCACTTTTCATAAAACCCCCCTTTCTCTATAACTTTAGTATATTATATAAAATTAGTAAGTTAAAAAACAAACTTTTTTTAAAAAAAAGTAAGTTTTTTTCTTGACAAAAAAAAGAGTATAATGTAAAATAATCTTGTACGGTAAAAAACGTACTAAAAAAATAAAGAGGTGACGCGATTGAATTTCGGTTTTTACTTCGAAAATTTGATTTCAGAAAAAAAACTAAAAAAAAGCGAGGTAGCAAAAAAACTAGGTATAACTCGCCAGACCCTGTCTTCTAATATAGAACAATGGAAGAAAGGGCGTAACCCTAATCTAAATACTGTAAAAAAATATTTAGATGTTGTGGGCGGGGATATTAAAAAATTTTTAAAAAGCTTGTAAGTTAAAAATTTAACTTACTAAAATATTAACATCGTTTTTCTAAAAATGTTAAAAAAATTATAGGTAAGGTTGACCCTAACAACTGCAAAAAGGGAAAATAATTTAAAAAGGAGGAAAAAAGTGGGATTGCCTGATATTGAACTCGAAAGAAGTATGAATCTACAGTCAAGAGTGATGACTATAGAGGAAACACTAAGAAATTCAACAGTGATTGATAGTGTTGATGATAAACGTCGCAAGAAAATGCACGGGGTATTAAAATGGGCGCGTGACATTCATAAGTCTATAGTAAAAGATTTGAAAAAGTTAGAAGTTGAAAACAAAGGCGCAACCCCGCAAGATGTCGAAAGGTTGCTAGAAAAAATGTTTAGCTTTGCTGAGAAATTCGAAAACAGCATAACTAAATTAATAAGCGACGAGGAAGTATTGGAGCAGCTAGACGACAAAAACAGAGAATTTCTCATTGAGTATACAAAAACAACTCGTGAAAAATTAAAAAAAGACAACTCATTTTTCGAGAAAAGCTCGATTGAAATGAGGTTGATAAAATGAAATGTCCTACATGCGCGCAAAAAATAACCGCTTACTGTACTAAATACAAGGTAGGGAAAAAGCAAAGATATTATTATTGTAAAAATTGTAATACGAAATTTGTCACACGTGTAGAGATAAAAGAATGGGTAATAAAAAAGGACAGAGTTTAAACTCCGCCCTCTTACAACTCAAAAGTTTGGCGCTAAAAAGTTGTAAGTTAATTATACCATACTTTTTATTGAAACACAATAAAAAGGAGGGATAAAATGAGTTGCAAGACTTTAAAATTATTAATTATCAAGTATGGGAAAAGTGCAAAAATTATAGAAGTTATTGAGAAAGAGAGGGGTTGTATTGGCGACTAAAAAGTATTATTGGCTAAAATTAAGTGTCGATTTTTTCGAGAGAGAAGAAATAAGGCTTATAGAAAATATGCCGAATGGAAAAGACTATATAATTTTTTATATGAAACTTTTATTAAAAAGTGTCAATTCAGACGGAAAATTGCTTTTCAAAAATGTCATTCCATATACAGATGACATGTTGTCGACTATAACTGGAACAAATATTGACGTTGTGAGAGGAGCTGTGAGCTTATTTTTAAGACTTGGGCTAATGCAGAAGTTAGATGACGGAGCTTTGTTTATGCTTGAAACCCAAAACATGATAGGACATGAAACAGAGTGGGCTAGAAAAAAAAGAGAGTACAGAGAAAAAAAGAAAATAGAGGCACTCGAAGACAAGAGGACAAAAAAGGACAATGTCCTAATAGATAAAAAGACAGAAAAGGACAATGTCCGACAAGAGATAGAGAAAGAGAAAGAGATAGAGAAAGATATAGATATAGAGATAGAGAAAGAGGAAGAGATAGAGAGAGAAAAAGAAAAAACACTTTCTCACGCTCACTCGGACGAGTTCAAACAACTTTATATTGAGTTTTTAAAAAAAGTAGCTAAAGCTACATCGACGACGTTTCTATATGTAAAGCAGAGTTTGCCTCATGCTATGATAATTGATAATTTTAATGAATACATAGCCGAGTTTGAGAAGTCGGACTTTTTACAAGGTTTAAAAGAGAATAAACCTGTCTTGAAAAATTTTAAGTCAGTAGAAAGAGTCTTAGCTGGAGCTTACAGAAATTACAATAAAAAAACAGACACTCCAGTCGCTGCCGATACTTCGTATTATAATGACGAAAATGACATCGACGACATACTGTAAAAAAAGGGGGAGATAAAATGAAATGTGAGTATTGTGGAAAAGAGTATATCAAAAATACAGCTTACGATTTTTTAAATGCCCTGCCACAATTTTTAGCGGAAAATTTACAATACATTCCCGCTTGTGATTGCTTAGAAAAGAAAAAAGCGGAGCAATTCGCATTACTGGAGAAAGAAAGGCAGGAACAGTGCCGTCAAAACAGGCTCAAACATTTTAAAGATTTTTCAGTAGTAGATGAAAAATTCAGAGAAAGCACATTCGAGAACGCTAAACCTGATAAGGTTATAGAGCTAGCTAAAAGGACAGCTAAAATAATTATAAATGAGTCTGAAAGCGTAGGGTTGTATTTATACGGTAAGGCGGGAACGGGTAAGACATTTAGTAGTGGTTGTATTGCAAACGAGCTAGAAAAGCAAAATAAAACGGTCATAGCACTTAACATAGGTTTATACATAAATAAGATTTTGAGTGATAAAGGCGACACAGAAAAAAAGTTACTTGAAAAGGTTGCCGAGACTGACTTGCTTATAATAGATGATATGGGGGTTGAGAACGTGGCAGACTGGATACAAGACAAGATATTCAACCTTATAGACGCTAGATACAGAGCGAAAAAACCTATCGTCATAACTAGCAACCTAAAATTATTAAATCAAGGTTTAACAGCTGACGAAATAAAGGCGAAGTTGTCAATAGAATCAAGGTTTGGGTCGAGGATAGCGGACAGAATAAAAGAAATGTGTTACTGTTACCATGTCAAAGGAGAATCTAAAAGAAAATTCAATTCGGAAAGATTTTTGAGCTTATTGGAACAATATGGGGGCGATGATGAATTACATAATTAAAAGCGTCGTAGAAACAACAGCCAGCGGGGCGCGGGTTGAAAAATCGACCGCAGAGCGTCCAGCTACCGCTATAAAAATGTATCAAAATCACGTTGAAAGAGGACTAAAACCTCTGATTTATAAAAAAAACGGGGTGTCATGGGAAGAAATAAAACTAACTCAACTCATAGAAGAGCAAAACTCAAAGATTAAAGGGCGAAGATGTGCATATAAAGTGATAGTGTAAAAGGGGTGCGAGATGACAGTAAAAGAGTTAATAGAAATTCTGAAATGGTATGAAGAAGATAGTAGAGTGTATGTATATAACATCGAGACAAGCAATTTTACAGAAATAAAAGAAACAGGAGTTACTGAGAACTCAAAGTATAAAAAATTATTTATAACGGCTGAATAGGAGAAAATATGAGAAAAATAGGAGATAGATTTGAAATAGACGAAAAAACTTTAGAAGTAAGAAAAGCGGCTAAGACAGGAAGAGAGTCATGTTGCGGGTGTTACTTTGAAGATAAAGATTGCATAATGGTTGAGGATTTAAAATGCTGTAGCATTATAAGAGATGACAGAACAGACGTTATTTTTGTAGAGGTGGAAGAATGAAAAGCGTGATTGACGCTGTATATTGTACAGTATTGATAGCATTTGTATTTTACTTTTTGGATAGATGGGAGCAATAAAAATGGAAGTTTTTAAAAATTTAAAAATAGGGAATACTTTCCAGTTTGCTAAAAAAAAGCTAATAGTACAGCGGGCAGAAACGGACTTTAGCTGTCAAGCGTGCGTGTTTGTAACAAAAGGCAACGAATGCTTATTTTTGCAAAAAATGGGTGTTATTCCTGAATGTGATATGATTTTTAGAGAAGACAACGAAAGCGTTGTGTTTGTAGAGGCGGAGAATGATAGATAAAATACTTACTTTAGTAATAGCAGGAAATTTGGCGATGAGTTTGATGTACTCGATTAGAAAGAAATATATAAGAGCTAATAATCATTTGTGCATGGCTATTTTTATCTTATTGAACATGATATATAAAAAGTTTTAAAGAAAGAGGAGAACAAAAATGGGAAAATGGATATGTAAAAAGTGTGGGGGGAAAATGAAAATATCGTTAACTAGAGTTGTAAATAGCGATTACAATATAGACGAAAATGGTAATCCGATTGGAAAGTGTTTAAGAAAAATAGAGGGGGAAGTTGTGGCGGATAATTTATATTGTCCGAAGTGTGAAACGTGGTACGAAAGCGAAGAATTTGAACTTAAGGATATAGCAGAATGGCAAGAGGAGTAAGAGGTATAAAATGAAAAGTGTTAAATTAAAAGATTACAAAAATGACTATGTTTGCGTCGTAGACACTGAAAGTGTTGATGGAATATACTTAGTGGGAGCCGACGAGATTGAGGAATTGCTGGCGTTTAAAAAGGCGGGTTATACAATATATGGTACTACTATAAAAAATGTTTTTGATGAGAATTTTATACAAGAAATTCAAGGTAAATTCAGAGACTACGCTGAGGAGCATGGATATGTGAATATAAACGACGATATAAATTATTACGGCGAGGATTTCGGAAAGGTTAAAGAGGCAATAGAAAACTTTATAGAGAGCTTAGGAAATGTAAATAAATGTTATTGTTTAGACGCGGGTGTAGTAATAGAAATAGCGGGGTAAATGCTGCCCAGTGAGGAGTGAAAAGATGACAGTAAAAGAGTTAATAGAAAAATTAAAACAAACAGATGAGGACAAAGAAGTAAAAATCTTTGCGATGATTTCGGCAGGCGGAGATGACATCGGGGCAGAGCCTGTACTGTGTGAGATAGACGACGATGACACGATAGACGATTTCGACGTAGTTCAAATAAATTGTCACGAGGAAATTTGCGAGGAGTTGAGTTGATGGAAAAGGTTGTTACTACGACAAAAGAAAAAGTTGATGAGATAAAAAGACAGATAATGCTATACGGAAGTACAAGAGGAACAAAAATAAGTGGTTTGAAAACTGATGGAGATTTTAGCAGGTTTTTAAAAAATAATGCCGATGAGTTTGAAGACATGAAATTTGTAAAAAGAGAGGCGAAAGATGAAATTTAAGTATAATGTGGTTGAATTGGTAGAGAAAGTAATACATTTACAAACCGAAGACTTTGAAGAGGCTAGTAGATACGTGACTAGCCACAATGGAAATAGAAAAGCTTTTAGGTTAGTGATTATAAAAACTTGTAAGAATTAAAAAGGGGGAAAAATGGTAATATTGGTAAAAAATAATAAAGGTGGTGTGGGTAAGTCATTAATCAGTTTGTGGCTTGCTCATGGACTAACTTTGCAAGATAAAAAGGTACTAATTTTAACATCAGACACACAAGATAATATACCGACTTTTTGCGGGAAATATAAAGAGTCAAAAGAGCTAAAAAGAGGCTTAGAAATGTGGTTAAAAGAGGGAGAGGGCGACATCTTAGAGTTAAGAAAAAATTTATATTATATTCCACTCAGACAAGTAGCTATTAACGAGGCACAAAGCTTGAGAATGTCAACATTTGTAGAGGAAATGAAAAAACGCGTTGACTATATCATAATCGACGCTAGCCCTGTTTTGACGCTTGATGATGTTTTTGTAGAGTTAGCAGATAGCGTCATAGCGCCTACCTTTTTAGACGAGGTTACGACGCAAGGGCTGACACAACTTATCAACAAGGTAGGTTTGAGAAAAATAAAAGCAATAGTGCCTAATCGTTGCCACTCGAATAAACACGAGAGAAAGGTCTACGAATTATTAAAAAATAGCATAGGAACACAAACATTAATAACAGAGCCACTTAAACATAGTTATGTGGTCGCTGGGCTGGTTTTAGCAAATAAAACAATTTGGGAAACGTCAATGAGAGCAGCTGACCCTATCAAAAATATTTTTCAACAAGTGATAGAGGTGGTAAAATAATGAGTGAAGTATTTGACGATTTAAAAATGACATTACAAGAACATGAATATCATTCCCCATTTGATTTTGAAAAATTCGGGATAAGCGATAGAGATAAAAAAGCGATAATAGCAAAAGAAGAAATTATTATCGACAACGCTAAAAAATATGCTAAGTCATTGTTTGAGATTTGCAAGGCTGTATATGATGTTAGAGTTATTTTAAAATCAAAAGAAAATGGCGAACTATCGTTCACGGAGTGGTACAAGGCACATGGGTTAAACAAAGACAAGGTGTCGGAACTCATCAAGCGGTACGAATTGTATATTCAAGCGCCCGACAAAATAGATTTTATAACAAGTCTATCCATACCAGCTGTCAAAGAGTTGACGCGGAAAACGGTTGATATAGATAGTCAAATTCTCGCTATTGAGTATGGTTTGAAAGACGCTAAGGAAATAAAAACCTTTTTAAGTACAGGTCAATTAAAAGAAAAACAAGATACTTGTGATAAAGAGATTGAAGAGGCGGAAATAATCAAAACTGATGATTTGGACGAAGAGGAAGAGCTAAATCTGTATAATGACAATGTATTGAAAAAACTAGATGAGGTCGCAAAAATTCTAGTAGATTGTCATTATGATAATTTTTCGCAACTTGCGAAAAGTCCATCTCGTTTATCTAAGTATAAAAATAATGTTCAAGCACTTCAAAAATTTTTAAAAGAAGTAAGTAACGATATTGAAAGCGCGTTAGATTCTCAAGCGCTGAAAAATAACTTGAGATTACCAGAGTAAAAAGTCTGACACGCTTGAAAATTCGCAACTTGCGAAAAAAGAGGTGGTAAAATGAAAAAAACATTAAATTATTTCGAAATGTACGAACTCGATTTCGAGTACCTCGGGCAATTCGAGCGTGTTGGGCTGGATAAAAATTCAAAAAATTATAATGAGATAGTGAGGGTTGACAGATACGCCCTCACTCTCGAAAATAAGAAATATATACTTGAGGAAAAGACACATGGACGCCCTCAAAAATTACTTTTTGATGATGAGTCAAGAATAGTTATAAATGTGGTGGGAGCGGCAAAATTCATTAGAGAAATTAAAAAGAAGTTTGAACTTTCTCAAGATTTTAAAAAACAAAAAATAGTCGGGAAAGTAGTTCAGGTATTAAGAAAAAAACTTCAACTAAAACCCGATGAGTTCGGTAAAAAAATAGGCAAAAGTGGTCTTACTATCATTAGATATGAGGCGGGGAGCTTAAGAATACCCTACGAAGTCATCACGTTGATGATGTTAGAGTGGGATATCTCATCGTTTGATTTCGTGAGTGTTTTAGACAAATACAAAGAACAGTACAAGTTAGAGGATTTTAAGTTTTTAAAAAAGATAGAAAAAGGGAGAAATTTAATGAAAAAAGAGTTTTTAACAGTCAACGAAGTCGCAGACTTATGCAGAATAAAGAAACAAAAAGCATATGAAATTATAAGAGAGTGTAATAACGACCTTGCAAAAAGAGGATATATAACTATCTCGGGGCGTGTAAATAGAAAATATCTGTTTAAAAAATTAGGACTAGGAGAGGTTGAAAATGCCAGCTTATAAGCAACCGAACGGAAGTTACCTTGTGAGGTTTTACACGACTGATATATTCGGGAATAAAAAGCAAGTTAAAAAAAGAGGGTTTAAAACAAGGCGTGAGGCGCTCATTTACGAAAGCGAAATGACACTAAAAAAAGATGGAAACTTAGACATGAAATTCCCTGAATTTTATGAGTTGTATATAGACGATGTGGGCGCGAGAGTCAAACCCACTACGCTTGAAACTAAAAAAACCATCGCTAACAAATATATTTTGAAATATTTTAAAAAAATGAAAGTGATAGATATAACGCCACTCGCAATAAGAGCGTGGCAGCGCGAAATATTAAGTTTAAACCTTTCGGAGACATTCTGTAGAACTATCAATAATCAACTAAGTAGCATAATGAATTATGCGGTCAAATATTATAAGCTGCCTACAAACCCAGTTAGACAAGCAGGGGGGATAGGTAAGAGAAATAGTGAAGAGATGTCGATATGGACGGTCGAAGAGTTTAACAGATTTGCTGGAGCTGTCAAAGAAAAATTTATACACTATATAGGCTATAAAATTCTATTTTGGACAGGTATAAGGGTAGGAGAATTATTGGCGTTGACGATTGAGGATTTCGACTTGGATAAACAAACATTGAGAATAAATAAAAATTATCAAGTTTTGAAAGGGGTCGAGATGATAACGACGCCTAAAACAGCTAAAAGCGTGAGAGTATTAGAAATTGATGACGAATTAGCTGAGGAGTTGAAAGAATATATTAGTAAGTTATACTTGCCAGATAAGACGACTAGGCTATTCTCATTTACACGCTCTTCTTTCTCGAGAACTTTAAAAGAGTACGCACAGATAGCAGGAGTAAAACAAATTAGAGTCCATGACCTCAGGCACTCGCATGCAAGTTTGCTCTTACACGAGGGTATGGATATAACAAGTGTGGCGAGGCGGCTAGGACACGAAAATATTGAAACGACACTAAAAACTTATACACATATTTACAATACAAGAGGCGGACAAGTGACAAGCTTTTTGAATAAAATTAAAGGTGGGCAAAATGACTAGAGAAGAGTTTGAAAAAGAGCTAAAAAATAATCTGAAAAAAGCAGTTGATGACTACAAAAAAGAAGTTGAAAAAATAGAAAGAGATAAAATTGAAGATACACTAGATTTATACTTGCGCGACCAAAAAATAAAAATTTTAAACTATAAACTAATCGATAGAATAATGTCGGAAAATGACGCAGATATAACAGGTGTGAGTCCGAAAAAAATTAAAGGGGTTGCGAAATATAAAGGAATTTACGATGTGGAATTTGAAATAAATTTTTAAAAACACTGGGCTTAAAATGGACTTAAAACTAACAAAAAAAGGTAAAAAATATAAAATTGGTAGTAATATATGTGCTAAAATACCTTAATTTTTAAAGTATGTTTCGATAGAAAAAATGAGTGGGAGTAATAGCATAATTTTTTCTAAGATAGATTAAATCATAGCTAGAGAAGATTTAAGATTCTCATGGTGTTAAAATGGTGTTAAAATAATTAAGGAGAAAGGACATAAATAATTTTGTGTATTTATCATCTCTTAATTATTAATTTTAGGCTGATAGGAGTTAAAATCCTTTCAGCCTATTTTTACTTTAACTAGGAAAATACTCAATCAATTTCCTAATTAAATCAACCTTTCTATTGAATTTATAATCCTCAGAAAAAACAAGCTCTAGTTCACGGGCTACATAGTTTGGAAAAAATACTCCCTTTATACGACTTTTATTGTGAATCATTAACTCCATTACCTTAGCACACTCATTTTGTTTTAACATCACTCTATGATTTTCCTTTATTGCTTTAACAAAAAGTTTAATATCCTCGTATCTTGGCAAGTTCAATTCTCTTAAAAGTACTACAAAATCATCTAACTCCTCTATACACACAAATTGCTCTAACATCTCTCTATTAGATGAAATATTAACTTTCTCTGAATTTAAATAGATTTGAAGTTGTGCCATTTTATCAATAACTCTATAAAAATAGTCACAAATATATATTCTCTTCTGATTTACCTCTGGTGATTCTATCAATGGTAATTTCTCATCATAATCTACTATTAATTTTATAAAAAATGATACTAAAAATCTATAATCATTGGATATTTTCAATTCTGTATCTGAATAATTAGATAGTACAAGAGCATTTCTAAAATACAGAGAATTTTCTATAAAGATATTTTCATTTAATTCAAATCCTAAACTTTTTAAATATTTAATTAAAAATATAGCAGTTGTTCTTGTATTCCCTTCAATAAATGGATGTACTTGCCATATAGATGAGATAAATTTAGATAATTTCTTTATTTTTTCATCTGATGATAAAACCTTATAGTTATTTTTCTTTTCTCTTTCAAAATCATAGTTCAAACACTCAATAATCTCTCTGTAATCACCATAGATTACAGATTTACCATTTAAGATTCTTTCATTTTTGCTGATATTGTAATTTCTAAATACTCCAACATAACTTTCTTTTAAAATACCACTGAATAAATTCTTATGAATCTCTTTTAAATACTCAATAGAAAACTTAAAATCATTATTCTCTAAAAGTTTTACTACTCTAATAGAGACTAAATCACACTCTTTTAAATTTTTCTCTGTTTTTAATGTTAAATCTCTAAATTCATAGTATTTTAAAATCTCTTTTTCCATCTCATCACAAGACAGATTTTTATCAATTAACTCTCTTAAATAGTCAGAGGGCATTAAATTATCAACTTTGTTTAAGCCTATTGCAATTTCCCAAGTATCTTTTCTCATAATTACTCCTCTATTTTAATAATAAAGGGAGATAAAATCTTTCTATCTCCCTTACCAAAGTAGTATCACATTATAAATTATTTATTTCAGATTTAATTTTTCCATATAGTTATCAACAGTTATTTTTTCAAAGTTTGAAGAAAAGAAGTTTAATGCTTCTTTCATTTGAGGTATATCAAAACCT